TGCCGTAGGTAATTTGTTTCATTATGCAGTCCTTAACCAAACGATTGTAGATCCAGTGCTAGATGATAAAGAGGTAGCGGTAGCAAAAGCACCAGTAACAGAGTTTTGGATGAAACCGACGTTTGCACTTGACCCAGGTGAAGCAAAAGTCTGCAACGCAAGATTAACTGTTCCACCAATCGCGTTCCCAAAATAAGTAGGTGTTGCGGGAGCTGTTCCCTGTTGAGCCATTGCAACCCAATAAAATCCTGTTGCTAAAGATTGGTTAATAGTTATTTCATAATTCGTGGATGCCGCTGTTGCCGATACTGTCCCAGCATCTAAGACAACGGTTGAAGGTTGCCCCGTAGTTGTATCATTATTGTAAATACCTAATCTAATTGTTGCAGTTCCTGAAAATGTAGTCGCTGTACGCATTGCAATTCTATCAACTGTGGTTGTTTGGTCTATGTAAATAGGGGCGTAGTAAGTTCTCTGATGTGCAGCAGTGAAAGAACCAAAAGTTACAATTATTGGAGAAGTAAAATAAGTTGTCGATTGTCGTTTAACTATGGGTGTTCTTATATTTGCCAAGTCATAGGCAGATTTCACGGCGTTGGGCGTTGCCGCTGTTGTAGTAGATGTTGAAGATACTGAGTCGGTAAGTTGCAAGGCTCCAGCGGCAGAAGTAGTACCAGCCGAAATTGAAAGATTGGCAGCACTAGAAGTTCCAGCGTTGGTAAGTGGAGCATTTACTGTAACTACACCAGATGGGCCTTGGGCTCCAGTATTGCCTGTGTCGCCTTTAGCACCAGTTGCGCCAGTTGCTCCAGTATCACCCTTGTCGCCCTTGTCGCCTTTAAGTCCAGTCGAACCAGTTGGACCTTGTGCGCCTTGTGCTCCTGGGTTGCCTTGAGTGCCTTGTAAACCTTGTGGGCCTGTTGGGCCTTGTGGGCCTGTAGTTCCTGCTGGGCCTGCTGGGCCCGGTGGGCCACCTGCATCGCCCTTATCTCCCTTGTCGCCTTTAGGACCGGGGAATAGGTTATTAGAGCTGATCGTTACGCGACCCATTACTTACCACCTAACATCGGGATACTAGAAAAGAACGAACCATCGAGATCGCCCGTCTTAGTGAAAGAAACATGGAGATGATGATTGTGCGGATTAGATCCCTTGTAAGGTCTCCAACGCCAGCCCAAGCGAGACGATGCAATTCGTCCTGCGAAGATGATGTAAGACACTCGCTTCTCTCCAGCCTTGGCCGCGAGTCGAATCTGATCTGCAATATCTGGCATGAGGTCGGGCTTGCCTGCCTTATGGACATCTCGATCGACATCGATGGCTCTAACAATTCCATTTTCGTCAGGATTGTGGTCACTAGTAGAACGCGATTGATGACGCAAATCGCCGACCCATCCATCGGAACGCCTATCACGATCAGGGAAGGAGTCATCGAACTGTTCTCTTAATTGTTGGCCAGCCTTGCATAGAATAGGTTTCATTGTCCGAAGATCGCCTGTGCTTCTTCGAGGTTGAGTCCAAGTGCCTCAAGTTTGGCAATAGCCGAAGCCTTAGCCGCCGCCTTGTCTGCGATGGCCTGAACTTCAGCAGCTTCTAGTCGCTTGATTTCGTCTGCAATTTCCTTCTTCGTTGGAGTCTTGATTCCTTCTGTGTACCAGACGATTGTAGAGATGTCTTCATTGTTGAGCGTGAACTCTGCGCCCGGACGAAGTGATTTAAGTGCCTGTACCAAAATCATACGAGTATCTCCATGACTGTAAGTTGGCAACTATTGTTAGCGTTGCCCTGTACATTCTGAATGTTGAAAGGATTGTTAATTTGTAGTTTATAAGTAGTTGCACTAGTTGTCGCTGGCGAATCCACCCACTCAACTACAGGCTGATGATAATGATTCCAACTTACTTCGTTTGATTTGTAAGTACCAATCGTAGCTGTGTGAAGAGTAGTCGAACCTCTCACAATTCTGTACTGGCAGGTGCTATAAGTTACTGTGCTTGAACCTTGAAACATGGCGAAGGCGCAGTTAGAAGTGACGAGAATCTTGCTAGTCGATAAAGTTGGAGTAATTGTTACAGTCACGTCAGTTAAATCAACCCAGCCTGAAGTTGCGCTTGTCGTTGCAGTTGTCGTAGTAGTAGTGACGATCTGGCCGATACGAGGGGTAGATGAGACTGTTCCCCAGACGAAGTCCATGTCTGTTCCAGATGCTTTCTTGAGAACCTGATCTGTCGTACCGCCCTTAAGATCCACCAAGGATGTATCGATTGAGTTGCCAAGGGTACGGATTGCGAGTGCGCCATCCTTGACGTAGCCTGTGTTATCAGGTGTCGTCCATCCGAAGTTAGTTGTTGTTGCCACGCTTGCCCCTAGTCATCGTAAGTGTTCCATTGTACCGCAGCCCCGACGCCATTCCATGTAAGAGCCGCTGAGACATCTTGCCATCGAGTAGGAGTGAAGCTGTAGGTGTAGTCGGTTGTATTAAGAGTCAAGATCATCTCGTATTGATTGATCGAGAATGTGTAGCCCTCGACGAAGCCTCGATAGGTTGTGTTCTTCAATGCGATTGGCAGGGTTGTTACTTCGATTGGTTCACCCATGCTCATCGAGATGTAGAAATCCTTCAGAGCATCTGAGACGTTAGGTGAATTGATTGGGATCGTAAATGAGCTGAGAGAAGTGCGAGGATAGGCTCTAAGGGTTACATAGCGATCTGCCTGAGTCTGGGCATCTGAGGCATTGTGAAGTTCAGTAGAGATCGATCCATCTACTTGCCCAAAGTCCGAGATGCTGGTTGCATCTGTGGCCGTCTTAGTTCCAGAGTGATAAGTGAGAATAAGGTTGTTGAGGATATCTGCCAGAGTCTTCTGACTTGAGACATTGCCCCAAAGAATGTGATTGTTAGGAATGACTGTGTAGCCATTGGCCTTAGCGTCATTGGTACGACGAGATTCGTTAGCAAAGCCAACCTTGCCTAGTGAAGTCTCATAGATGTATCCGAATGCCTGCTGGCCGAATGAAGCAGCTAGTGAGTAAGCATCTGCTGGCGATCCTGATCTAATTGCAAACTCATAGATTCCTGGGCTATCGACGACATCGATCGTCTGTCCAGCATCGTTGAAGATACGAGTCATGCGAGCCGTATCCATCTCCTTAGCCCAGTTCGATGCACCGATGATCTTGCGAGACATCTGGGAGAACGGACCGACTGCTGTGATGGTCTGGACTGCATTAGTCCCGATTGTGCCTGAACCTGCGAGGTTGTTATCAACGCTAGTGATCTTGCCTGTGAAGATTGTGACGTCTGTGCCTGCGACGTTCTTGACTTTGATGGCTACTACTTGGTTCATCTCGAAAATATAATCCGTATTGGAAGTGTTTAGGATAGAGATGCGAGCATAAGAAGATCGAGCCTGTTCCCAGACTGAAGTTCTGCCATAAGATATCTGGACGTCTGAAAGGGTGATCGACTTACGATCAGTTCCGTTGATCGAGATGGTTGGTCGTGGAGTCCAAGTCATGCGCCCACCAGAAGCGAAGCACCAACCTTGTTAAACGTGCCAGATAGGGTTGCCTCACGATTGAGAATCTGAGTGATCTGACGAGCTGTGGAGATTGGATCGATCGCACCATTGACTGTGATGTTGATGGTATTACCTGATCGACCGCCTAGGGCATTGTTAGGAATGATGTTGCCTGAGCCTGAAGGCGTGAATAGTTCTGGACCTTGCTCGCCTACGAGATAGGTTGTACCGCCTACTACTGGGCCACCAGCGGCTCGACCACCGCCGAACATTCCACCGATAGAACCGCCGATCTTTGAGCCTAGACTGATCAGCGTCTGGAATCCACGGATGAGCGCACCGACTACATCAACGACTGCTCCAAGAGCAATTCCGATTCCTTGGATTGCTATCTTGAATGCTTCGCCTAGGAATGGAGCAACATACTTCTGGATAAACTCTAATAGGTCTGCGAACTCTTCTTTGTTATCGGATACTGCATCTTTGATTTGATTGAACGCGAATCTAATTCCCTCAAATACTGGGATGAAAATTGTTTTAGCAGCTGCGATAAATCCATTAAGAGCCTTGCTAATTCCCTTTTCTCCACCGATTGAATCGATGAACATCTGGACGCCCGGTACTACCTTCTGGACGATGAAATCAACCATTGGAGTAATCGCGTTTAGGATGAATACGCCGACAGTCTCCTTGCCCTCATTAAAGGCGATCTTGAGGCGATCCATCTTCCCTTGAAAGGTCTCGGCTTGCTTTGAGGCTTGACCCTCGAAAGTCTTAGATAGAGAAGCTGTGGCCGCGTCGAAGTCTTTAGTCTTGATGATGTTCTCATCGATGCCGCCGCCCAATTTCTTAAGGGCTGTAAAATTCCCATCCTGTGCGCGTGATAATGCTTCGGAAACGACCTGAAGTGATTTTCCCGAACCCGCGGCTATATCAATCGCGAGTGTCTGTAGCTTCTGGGCTTCCTCGACTGACTTTGTACTTCTAACCAGGCGATCTAGGCTCGGACGAAGTTCATCGTCTGTGATGCCTTTAGCCAGAGAAGTCTTGAGGATGTAATCCTCGGTTGCCTTGATCTGGGATTGCGTTGCTCCAGTAACGTTCTTGAGAGATGTGGCTAGGCGTAATTGAGCCGCTTCATCCTCGATCGCCGCCTTGACTCCATCGATGGCTAACTTGCCAGCATAGGCGACTGCCGCTACTCCAGCAGCTGCGAAGGCGGCCCCTGCGATCTTGCCGAACTTAGTGATCTTATCGCCGAATGTGCTGACCTCGTTAGAGCCTTTAGTAAGGCTTGCGCTAAGGTCTTTGACTTCTCCAAGGATTGCGAGTTTAAGGGTTCTGCTATCTGTAGCCATTAGAACTCCTTAAGAATCTTAGAGAAGGCATCTTGCCATTCCCGAATAATATAAGGCTGGATAGCCTTGAGTGTTGGATAGATGAAGTAGCCATAGTTACCTGATCGAAAGCGTGGGGTTCTGGCTGGGAACTGCTTAAACTTGTTCGAGCCGAACTCCATGCCACCCCAGAGTTTTTTAGTATCTGCTCCACCAGAAAACTTCTGAGAAGCGAACCCCAGGCTGATCTCACCTACCTTGGAACTTTTAGAAACCTTGCCACCCTGAGCAATACGGACTGCAACCTTAGTAGCCACAGTTCGAGTAGCAGACGCCTTCTGAATCTGACCTAACGCATAATCGGCAAGTGCGCCTGAAACCTTCTTGGCTTCTTCGACTGCCTTCTCATCCATAGCCTTGAAGGCGCGGATCACTTCTCGGATTTCTTTCCGATTGTAAGCCTCGACCTCAGCTTGGTTCATTACGCTCCTTCAGTATTTCAATCGCCGTTAAAATATCTTCCGCCGATTCCCACTCCCTCATAGGGATTTGGGTCGCGATGGCTAACTCGACTAGGAGTCGGCCGATACTTCCTCGGCTATGGCTTTTGGGCTATCAGAGTTCACATCCACATCTTCCACGCTTTCCATCCAAGCATCGAGAGGCTTTACAGGTTGCCCTGCTGCTTCTCGCTTCATGGCACTATGCGCTACGAATAAGATGTCCCACATTCCAGAGAAATCTGAGATTGACTTCTGACTAGCTTGTTCCCATTTTGCGAAGTCTGGTGGATAGGCCACATAAGTAGCCTGATCCCCAGACCGATATGTAATTGTGATTGCTTTTTTCATCTTTGCTCCCGTTGTTTAGATTATGAGATGGTTAGAGTTGGCTTTGCAGTTCCTTGTAGAACGAATGTGATTGATTGAGCATCCTTGCCAGTTCCTGAAGCATCTGGGAATACTGGAAGAACGTTACCTGTAAAGACTGCGCCTGTGGCAGCTGTGAAGGTGTAAGCAAGTCCTGTGTTTGGAGCAGATGAAGCTGCTGTCCACATAGCCTCGCAGAGTGAGTTAGTTGCGCCCCAGTCAGCAAGCATTGTGATTGAAAGGGTTGCAGTTGTGTCTAGCGCGAAGAACACTTTGCCATCGATTGTCTCGTAGGCGTTGCGCTCTAGTGCTGTTGCTAGTGTTGTTGAAGTTGTTTGATCGCCGTACGCCTTGCTATCGATTGTTAGCGAGATGTCGCGACCTGTGATGACTGTTGTTGGCATTTTGTCTCCTTAGACTGTTCGCGTGTAGTGGGTACTAACGACGATATCGGCTACTAGCAGATTGCTCGCGCCTACTTGTGTGACGGTTGGACGTTGGACATCGCTCACTTCATAACCTGCTGGAATGGCGAGGACAACGCTTTCGATGAGTTGCTCGATGTTGTCGAGCGATGCTGGATTGCTTGAGTAAGCCACGCAGCAAGATATAGTGAAGTTGAGTTTGCACTTGAAGGTATTGTTACCGATCGTGTCGAACTCCATGTAAGGTGAAGATGGGACGAGAACTACCGCTGGGACTGGGACGTTCTCTGGGACGTATGAGAAGACGTTAGCTGCGACTGATCCAAGTGCTGTGGCAAGTGGAGTGCGGACGGCTGAAAGAATAGTTGAGGCTGGCATTACTGGGCGATCGTTCCGACATCGACGAGTGAACCTAGGAGACCTACGCAGCGATTGTAAAGTGATCGGCCCATGCGGAATGGCGATGGGCTAAAGTCCACGCCTTCGATCTGGCCACCAGCTGCTGTTCGACTCTGGAAGATTTCGACAGAGACGACTAGGACGGCTGATTCTACTGCGCTGTTGCCGACATAAGTCGATGCACCAGTAAGGGTAGCCAACCCTGATGGGATGATGTTCTTTGAGATGATGTCAGCATTAGTAATGGCTGCTGAAAATGAATCGTCATCAAGTAAGTCTGTTGTGATTGTTCGAGTGCCATTGAAAGGCGTTCCGCATCCGCTGATAACTACGGACTGGCCTTCTCCGAATGGATTTAACTGAACTGTTGAGAAGTATGCGACGTTATTGTTAAGCGAGACTGCATCGATGGCGACTGAATAAGTCACGAGCATTGGCAGGATGATCGCCTCTGCACTATCAATGATGTCTGATAGAACTGCGTCCGAATACAGAGAGGAAGAAACGCCAAGGGTTGATCGAAGCTCTGAAGCCGTGATAATTGTTGGCATTTCTATCCTCTCGGTAAACGACTGGGGGAGCGATCGGGAGCAACCGCCCCCCCATGCTTAGTTAGTTATTAGGTAAGGTTGAAGCGACGAACGCCTGCGCCCACTTTGGTGGCGATGGCATAGTAGCCATATACCGCAACCTGTAGGCGGCCGTTAGCGAGTGCTTGAACCTGAACCTGAGTCTTTGGAGCCTCATAGAATGTGACTGCCTCTGGAACGACGATGAATGCTGAATCGTCGATGAGTGTTGTTACAGACATGTGTGGATCAACGAATAGGTTAAGACCCATCACGTTTCCTGTGATGCTGTTTACGCCGACTGCTCCTGGAGCATTTGATGGCTGTGCAGCTGTGAATAGTGGACGGTTTGTTGTGTCCTCAGCTGAGATGATTGTCTCCCACCATGCTGTGTTAGCGATGACGTTCTTGGCGAACTTTCCTGCTGCGTTGTACGCTGCTGGAACTTCCTTGCCAATGTAAGACTTGAAGCCTGCGATTGTTGCAGCCTGTGTTGTTGCCTGTGTTCCGCCAGCAACGAGAGCTGCTACGAGAGCCTGATCTGTTGCCTTTGCGTATGCATAGTTGAGTTCCTTGATGAGTTCATCGTAGAACGCAGGTGATGAGCGATCGAGAAGTTCCCATGAGATTGTCTGAAGTCCGGCAGCCTTCTTAACATCTACTGTGATGTAAGTTGAAGCCATTTCAGTTCCACCAAGTGCTTCGCCTTCTGTTGAAGATGAATCGATTGTTGGTGCAGTCGAAAGCTTAGGAATTGTGAAAGACATTCCGCTTTCCACTAGGTTTCCGCGTGATACTGCATCCACTGCTGGACGGCCATCGATTGAAGTTGTGATGAACTCGTTTAGGTGTGGAGCGAGAGTAAGACCTGTGTTTGTTGAAGTATCGTTTGTAGCCTTGACGATCATGCGTGCTTCGTCATCGCCCATTGATGCCTTGATGTTTGCCTCAAGGAACTGACCTGCTGTGAGGTTAGTGTTGATGCGTGGAGCTGCGTAGAATGCTGGCTTTGGAGCAGCAGCCTCTACTTTTGTCGCTTCTACCGCTTCAGTTACGGCAGGAGCTTCTGGAACGGTAGTGTCTGACACTTGTTCTCCTTCTGTTGGTTGGGTTGCATCTGCTACCTCTTCAGGAGCAGAATCTTCTGATGCAGCGACTTCAGCGACACGCGCTGAATCGATTGCTGGATCGGTGACGAGTGAAGTTTCGACGATCGATGACTTGCTGATGACCATGACGCCATCTTGGTTGTCCCATGCATCGACCTTGACGCCGACTGAAAATCCATCGCGTAATCCTGTTGCTGCTTCAACGAGACTGTCGTTCCCGGCGGCTGTTTCAGCGACACGAAATACAGCGTCAATGCCCGTTTCTGTGATTTCGTAACTTAAAAGTTTTCCGATTGGACGGGTTCTGTCATGCTCGAGTAGGAGACGAACGTTCTTATTAAACTTGATTGAATCTGCGCCAAAGATAGTTGGGCCAGCAGAAGTGTTGCCCTGCTCTCCCCATGTAACTATGCGACCAGAGATTGTGCGAGATTGTGAATCCGCAGCTGTGAGTGTGATTGGGACTTCAATCTTCATCGGATCAAGTCCTCCTCTTCTTGGATTTGTTCAACGCTCATCGCGCCGATCGAGTTGAGTATCTGATAAACCTGAGCGCGTTCGTAAGGGTTTCCACGAAGGAAGTCGTCTAAGTCGAAGCGAATCTGTGAAGTGCTAGGGCAGATGTCCGGGAGTGAAAGTCTGCTCTCGATCGCAGCCAAGATTGGGCGAAGCGAGAAGTCCACCAATGAACGACGTTCTGAAGTAGCGTTGGAGTAGGTCATAGAGGTAGTTTCTGCTGAAAGGAAGTAAGCAGGGATGCCTGAAGCTCTTGCTATTTCCAACGCCACATATTGACGAGCCTCGACGAGCTGAAGGCTCTTAGGATCGAATCCGACTGACTGCATTTCTACATCTGCATTGAGGAACGCTGTTGATCGAGTAGCGCGAGAATTGCGCCATGCTTCGAGAAGTTTAGCGATGCGCTCTGAAGTTAAGTTAGTTCCGTTGCTCTTAAGCACCATCGATGGGACTGGCTCTTTTGCGTACTGGAGCGCGGCCTTCTCTAGTTCGATTGCTGCAACGATTGTTCGACCGCCACGATTGATCAAGCCTTCATCTGCGCCATCGAAGCGAATAACTGAACCGACTCCAGCAATAGGAGCGAGTCTGCCATCGACTTCATAGCCTTCAATCTCGTTCATCGCTAGGTTGTACTTAGGATTAACGCGCTTAGGATCGATGCGAGTCCAGGAGCGAACGCGACCATCTTCTGCATAAGCATCGAGGACTAATCCGAAGCCAACGCCGTAGAGCCAGATATCTTCAGCGAGCCAGTTGTAAACGACGAATCCTGAGACGCGTGGGTCTGGTTGATTGATAACTCTTAAAGGTTCGATGTGTGCGCCAGTAAACTTGTTGTATTGCTCTAGCGGAAGTGATCCGATAGTTCCACAGATGATGTTACGGGCGCGAGCGACCGCAGGAACCGACATAGCAGATGCGCGATCGACTGTCGTAGGAGCATTAAGCAATCCATAGACAGAAGTTGAAAGATTGAATGGCTGAAGTGAGGCTTCTACATCTGTGTGCTTTTCAGCGACAGGTGGAGCCCCTAAGAAGAAATCTTTTAGTCCCATTAGTGCATATTGTACACTATGTCCGATTTATCCGACTACGATGTCGTACTCCGCTTCTCCGCGAGTCGCGAAGTGACACACCATCGCCATAGCAACGGCTGCGCAGATCGTGGCATTAGATACCTTGCGGCCCAGATACCAGCCACCATCCTTGAACGGAAGTTTTACAGCTGAGAGGACTTGTCTTGTGAACTCATCTTGCTCTGGATGAAATAATCGCTGGGAAGTGATCGCGGAAAGCATTTCGTCGCAAGCCTGACCATAAACGCTGCCATCGATAGGCGTGCATGAAATACCTGCTGGCGATAGTAGAGCGGCAACAGCCCCAGATGTTTGACGACTATAAGCAACTGTCTCTGTCTGGTATTTGCGTACCCAATCCGCGACGTCGTTTGCAATTTGTTTAGCATCGAGGTTGATTGGATTCGTCCACGTTTGGAGTAGAACGACATTGATGTTTTCTCCTTCTTGTTGGGCTGCTACGAGTGAGCCTTCTTGCCTGTTCGGACTGAGATCGATCGCCATCCATGTGAGAGCTTCTCGATCTAACTTAAGATTCTTCTTTGCGCCTGCATTCCAGTTGCTCGGATTGATCGCTGGATTAACTACTGATACCCATTGGCATAGTAGTTCTGTTCTAACGATAGACTCTTCATCGGACATCGCCGCTTCGAGGTTATCTAGGCTGATTGTGTAGCCTGCGGATGGATTGGCCTGCATCCAAGCGTTCTTATCTCGGATGTCGCACCCTGGCTCTGCCGACCACTCGAACCAACCGATGCGATCATCTGCACCAGCGGCCGCAGCTAGTCCGCGTTCCCGAAGTCGATTGAGAACGATCGAATGTTGATCGCCAGCGTTAGAGAAGATTAAAGTCTGTGGGTTGGGAGTAGCCATCTGGGTATATCGAAGCGATGACCAGACTTCATCGTCATGGAACTCTCGAACCTCATCCATGTAGATCGTATCTGGCGCAGCAATACCACGAGATGCTGAGTTATTGGCTCGCACCAAGTAACGACCCCCGGACTTTAACTTGATCTCCTGCGAACCCTTGGACTCGTACTTCTTAGCGAAGTCATCGACTAGTTTGGCATGGCTCTGGATCGTGTCGTCGATCTTCCAGAAGATTTCACTCGATGTAGTGAGTTTGTGAGCTGTGTGGACTTGTAACTTCTGCCCCAGAGCGAACATTCTCCATAGAATCATGAGCTGCATGAAGGTACTTTTGCCATTCTGCCTGCTAATTATGCAACCCACTTCCTTGAAATACCACTTGTCGTCCTCGGTGACTTTGCAGATTTCATGGGCTAAGAATTGTTGCCAAGGTAGCAAGGTGAACCCGATTGACTCGCACCACTCGATGAAATCGATGCCGTAAGAGGGTAATTCTGGGGATTTAGTCCATATTCGGGGTTCTGTCACACCTCGGTAAGCCGTTTGAGGCCCTTCTGAGCCTATTTCAGCCTGATTAGGTGTTATCACTCGGAATCATCCTGATAGTGGCTTATTGAGGCGTTTTTAGGGATATAAGAACCAAGGAGGGTCATGGGTATCGGTGCCTTATCAAAAAACCTACCCCCTTTGCTTAGATTACATTGTACGCATAGCAATTGAAGATTAGACAGATCATCAGTCCCATTTAGCTTGCGTGGCACTATGTGATCCACATGCTTACCTTCTTGGCCACATGCTTGGCATGTACCTTGATCTCTACGTATGACTATCTCGCGTATCTTACGCCATCTATATGTCCCACCATCTTTGCGTAATGCGCTACTCATCCAGTGCCCATTTCTTTGGCATGTAATCCCTATTCATATGAGTCTTTAGTCTATGGCAGTTAGCACATAATGTCTTGAGATTGCATTCATTGTTATTTGTATGATCTCCGTCAATATGATCTACATCGAGCTGAGATGAATGAATTGCTATAAATCCACATTCTTCACAATGATCCTTCTTAAATTGACGATAAGCATAGTATCTGCATGATTCGCATTTACTGCCCCAGACTTTATATCCTCTTCTGTTATATCCTTTAGATGAGGATGGTTTACCACAAGCACATGTTCTTCTCGGTGTCTCTATCCTCAAATTACTTCGTTTAGGCTCGAGTGTTTCATGTAAGAAAATTCTTAACTTAAAGGCTTTTTGTATTACTGATCCTTGTGTCCTGTTAAGTTCTTGACTTAAGCGTCTTGAGCCTAACAATCTATTTTCTTTCAGATACTCAATTTCTTCTTCAGACCATTGTCTCATTGCCAACCCTTAGTCTTTAGATGATGTAGTGCCTTACAGTAATTAGGTTCATCGTACTCTGTTATTCCATAACGATGCATGACGTAATGCCAATAAGTCCAGAATTGCTTTACTGCTGATGCAGTACGCATTGAATCACTCTTAATCTGATAGAAGCCATAGGTTTGTTTTGTGCCGTTCTTGTTACCTACAGCTCTTACATTCCATCGACTTTCTCTATAGATAATCTCGTGATGGCATAACTCTTGTTTATCTGTGAGCTGATACTTTGCTAATTCTTTAACGTATTTAATTGCAAGGTTTGACGCCTGTGCATCTAGGGGCATTGCCATAGATAGAGATATCCCAATAGCGATGGCTACCTTGCGGCCTCTCCCTACCGGGGCCGCCTTGAGCCCCTGATGGGCTCTAGCCCTGAGAGTACCATGGCTGTCAAATACATTCATAAAAGTCCTGTTCAGAGCGGTGTTTCGTTATCGGTTGTCGGTTGAATAGAATCCTGATCCCTTGAATGAGACCCCTACAGAGCTGTAAACCTTGTGCATCGATGATTGGCAATAAGGGCATATTAAATCGTGCGGCTCATTGACTGAGTACCATTGTTCTATTCGAGCATTGGACTCACAGTTCTCGTTATCGCACTCGAACTCATAAGTTGGCATCTGGATCACTCTCACATGTTCTGCATGTTTCGGTAAACGCCCATGCGCCACACATCTTGCATCTCATAGGTTCAAGTGTACCAATATCACCTTTATAATCCCCGTAACCTGCTTTAAGCAATAGATCGACCAGGTCGCCCAATCTCATGAATGCAAGGTAGTCCTGTGGACTCTTCTCCCCTTGACCATTCAAGCGAGCAACTACGAAAGGTAGCCCACCAGTTTTAGCAGCTCTCTTAGTTACCTGATCGATCCATGCCTTCGGCGCAAACGTACTGCGACTCTTCACTTCTGCGTCGAACGGGACGTGAGTGATGTCCTTGCCTGCGCCTCTTCCAACGTCTGCGTGTGGCCACCAAGTCGATAGGTACTTGGCAACCACTCGCTCCGTTTTGAAGCCTCTATATTTACGGCTTTGTGAGGCCATTGACCGTGTGGCATTTTGAGCATGACCAGCTCTTATTAGTCAGATTGACCTTAATGTCTTTGTATGGAATTGAATCATTGCAGAGACAGCATCGAGTAGTGAATGTGAACTCTTCAAGAATTGCGATAACTTCTTTTGATCGATGAATCTCATCCTCGGTTGGGAATGACTCCCACTCGCCATCTTGGTTCATAAACTGTAAACGTCCCATTATGCTCTCACCTTCTGTCGTTGCCATGCGCCTTCTTTGTTGATCTCGTACCAAATAACATCGTTAGGAGATGGGCATCGAGTAAGTTCACCAGTTACAGCATAAGGACACTTAAAGTGACCCCAGGGCTTGTTAGCCTTTGTCGTTCCCGTCTTCCAGATCATGTCGCCATGTTGGCACCGGGGAATGTCCTTCTCGGTCTGGCCGCCAATGATTTCTTTCACCATCGACACAGCTTGCCCCATTGTGGGCGGCATAGTCGATTCTTTGATAGTCCATGGATCTTCTTCCTTTACTACTGGGATGTATTCGCCAGATGTTTCAGCCATCTTAGCCTTCACTTCTTGAATGGTCGATGTCACTTGATCAGCCTTTGCGACTTTAGACATCTCTTCTCGGCTAGGTCTCTTTCCCTTTGTCGCATAGCCAGCCGAAGCCAAAGCACGACCAATCGCAGACGTTTCACAATTTTCGAGAGCAGAAGTAGCATTGACTCCACGCCCCGATATCGTTTCTTCTGCGAGCCCAGAAGTCCAAGGGTATTGATCAGCTTCAGTTCTGTATATGTAAGCCTGTACGATAAAACGTGTAGCACTTGCCTCGACCAACTTCGTATCAATTCGGCCATCTGGGTGATCCTTCCAAAACTTAATTAGACGTTCTTCGACTGTTTCATAATCTTGAAGATTAAACATATTGCTCATCCTTTTCTGTAATTAGTTCACAAGCTAGTGCAAGGTAAGCACACGCGTCGATATAGGAGTCAACGTGATCTGCTGTTTCTTGTAATCTGGCAAGTTTAACTTCGACCATTGCCAGACACGCTTGATGGTCTGAGATTGGTACTTCAAGCATTTGTTGGAGTCGTAATGCGATTCGAGTTTGATTGACACGAGGATGACCATATACTCGTCCTCGGTCTCCAATGATGTCAGTAGCTGATAATAGGACTTCATTTGCTTTCACACTCTCACCTTATCTCTTGATTCGTAGTACTCACGGACGGCTTTACGCCCCTTGAGATAACCTACTCGATGGCCAGCGATTCGGCCAAGGTGAAAATATACTGCAGCTAATAAAATCATTACTAAAGCATCGCCCATTGATGGATCGAACATCTTTGCTCCCTTGTCGGTTGGTTGGCCCGACGAGATAAGAATGCCAGATCGCTAGGCTAGGTCAATGATCTTTTGATAACGAAATGGTAACAATTCTGAGTCATCCATGTGGTCATCGATGTCCCGATCTAAGTCGTTATCTAGGTCGTCCATAGCGACGCCCGTGGACTTGGAATGTCCCATCCTTTTCGATGTAGATCAAATCGACTTGGACGTTCTTTCCGTTCTCTGTGACGATAGCGAAGGCTTGTTGCCAGTTAGGCGTTGAGACGTATTTAGCGGCTTTTAAGTCCATTGCGTGTCCTACTTCGACTCCATGGAGAACTCGTCTTAAAACGCCGTTAGAAGCCTCAGAATGGGCACTTCTACCAGCCCTATGAGTGTGACCCATAATAACGTTCTGGCCATGACGCTTGGCTTGATTCAAAGCTGAAAGTCCGGGGTTTGGATTAAGACTGCCCAAGTCGCCATGAATAGCGATCCAGCCTTTAGCGATAGGCATTGGGGTTGTCCAGAACTTGACTCCCATTTCATCAAGTTTCAGAAACTTCTCGAACTTCAATTCTGGCAAGGATAGGAATGCTGGGATCTTCTTCATGATCACTTTATACAATCGATCCGTATGGTTGCTTCTGACCATGTGGGCTTCCTTGGAATACTCGAAGAGCGACCATAAGACATCGACTGTCCGATCGCGATCCTCAGCTAGTGTCTGCTCGTACCAGCCCGGGGTATTTTCTGTCCATCGGCTGATCTGTGGAAGATCGATTTCATCTCCGATTGTAAGGACAGCATCGGGGCGAAATGCCTTAATAAATAGAGTGAGATTGCGAACAACATGTGAATCTTCGTAGGGACATTGCAGGTCTGGAATGACTACGGTTCGTTTCATTAGTCCTCATCGTCGTCTTCATAGGGTATGCGATCCACTCGGTCGGGGATCGATGGCATAAGCCAATCAGGATACGCTTCACGATCTGTAATGATCGCCAGACATAGATCAACGGCAAAACCTGCTCGCCTGAGACTCTTATAGAACTCATGCATGCAGATAGCGTATTGATCAAGCTGTGAGTAAGTATCGAGATCGATGACTTTCTTCTTTGCCATGAACTTAGTGTGACTTACCTAGTAATTCGATAATTGTATCGACACGCGCTTCTAGTCGATTTACTTGATCCTTGATCGATGAGCCGCCGTTAGGCTTGAGTTCATTGAGGTAATGCTTTACCAAGAACTGTAGATAAGCAGCTACTCCGCCAAGGACTGTAACGATTCCTACGGCGACTGCCGCAATATCTACCGCGTCCATTACTTCTTAGGGGTGGCGTAGCCGAAGAGTCCGGCAACGATCGATCCAAGGATGGCGCGATAGTCGAGTGAGAAGTTAGATGTAGTTCCCCATACTGCGAGGAATGCTCCGACTGAGATTACTACTGGGTGCTTCATGTTCATTCTGTCTCCGTATCTGGTTCATCGATGATTTCGACGATATTGTTATTAGGCTTAGTTGGGTCGTAGCCGCCTATGCCGTAGGTAATTTGTTTCATTATGCAGTCCTTAACCAAACGATTGTAGATCCAGTGCTAGATGATAAAGAGGTAGCGGTAGCAAAAGCACCAGTAACAGAGTTTTGGATGAAACCGACGTT